TTTTTTTTTTTTTTTTTTTGCTATAAAAGTGCCCGCTCTGTAAACACAAGATTCACAGAGCAGACTGTCGTCTTTTAAACGACCCAGACACCCTCGGTCATTTCCAATAGAGAGATGTTCCTATAATCACACGTATTACAGGCTCTTGTCTCAGATCACTAGGGTGGTGCTGCTGAAAGGCGGGAATATGTTGGTGGCCAACCCAAAAATAGGCCCAATTGATAATCGTCTCCCGCAAAACGATACATTGTGTAATTTGTTATTGAAGATGTGGCTGAAATGTCAAGTGCGTAAGCACTCATATATTCATCTCTGTACGGTCCATAACCAACAGTTCCTTGCGCTTGCACACTCAATCTATTGAGGCGCGAGTGCAATTCGTGCATGTGGGGGATACTGATCTCCGCTCCACCATTAGTCGCTATTGTGGAATATGTAACAGCCGTCCTCAACAAATTGGATGGCACAGTCACTGTTTCCAGTACATTAACATCAACCCTGTCTTCAAATACCAGAGCACTCCTGAAAGCTGTTCCAGTATCTGTAACTAATTTGACTCCAGCTGAGCCTCGCGAATAAGCATACAACATGGTAAACAACGAAAAGTCATCTCCTAGTATGTTTGCTATGTTAAAGAAATTGTTAAATTGTCCTCTTCCCATACCACCCGGCATAAACGGTCTAATTCTCAAAGACTTGTTGGTTGGTACTGGCAATGTCACTGCATATCTTTCACACCAAGATTTCCTTTTAATAATCTGATAAACACTAGAAACTCTTTCGCCCATACAAAATCTAGCCGAGGCCAAATTTGGAGCGCACATTTCAGTATTACCGATAGCGCTTATCGTTTGTTGCCCTAGATCTCCTTGATTGCTAAAACCAGATTGTGTCGCAAAGAAATTGTTGTTAACAACCAGTGGTGTCATGAAATATTTTTCATAACGTGGTTGCCATCCTCCAACTTCAAAATCTGGTCCGGCTGCTACCTCCATCAGAATTTCAACTGAACTAGGTACTGTATCTGGGCCATTCAAAGGATTTAACACATGGACATAAACAGTCCCTGTCCTCTCCTCTAAATGAGTGTAAGGTGAATTATTGGTGTATGGTATGTTCAAAATTATCTCATTTCCAACTTTCAGATCAATAACATCCCTCAATAGATAATCGGTTTGCACCAAGGTTGGTGCAGTGGGTGTTATATTGTTCGGTGATGGATTATAAGATATACTCAATCTTCCGGTATGGAACTCCGTCTTGACTATTATAAATTTCAAGTTGATACTACCCCTCCAATAACGAAAGTAGTTCATAAAACCACTTATTGGTGTGTGGGTATAGTAATACCAGATGCTGGTACCATCAGTGAAGGAATATTCATCACCAGTGAAGGTGACTGTTGATACAGGTATTGTATTCATCAATTGTCCAGTGGAATTATCGAATCCCCAAGTAAAATGACCAAAGTAAGCAAATTTAGCCGCTATACAACCAATTGCTGCTTCATCTTCTCCTGTACCTCCAAAACCATCCAAAACCTCAACTTTGTTGTCTCCAGTAAAGGCTAAAATATCACTATCTTCTCCTCTGTCACACTGACTTAGATACATACCTATCTGTTGTCTATAGAGATTGGGAGCGTTTAGCAAACGTGGATTTGAAAACCCATACGATTTAGCTACGCCGGCGATAATATCAGTTGCCCAAGTGGGCACACCGGCAAGGCTTGCTAACATAGGCACTGCCAATCCTATAGTCTTTTTGGCGCTTTGGATTAAAGACCCTGCGCCCATGGTCGTTTCTTGAAGAGCATCTTTTTCCTTGTCAGAAGCATTCTTAGTCTTAGATTTAAAACCACCTTGGGTATAAAAAGGAGTAAAAGTGGGTATTTCCAATTCTACATCCTCATAATGTCCCCATACAGTGTAATCTGGATCTCCTGCACCTGTGCCCTTCAACAATGGAGAATACATTGATATGTATACCGCTCCCAAGGGTCCGTTTCCTGTCGTCATGTCGAAATACAACTTAGGACTAACCCAAGGGATCTCAATGGTGGCCTCCGTTTGTGTAGCAATGTCCATTTGAACATGCGGTTGCGAAGTTTTCTGAGTGAGTGTTAAATTCCTATTAGCAGGGTACATTCCTTGAATTTGCGCTTGAGGTATAAAGTGCATGATAATTCTGCCCTGAACAAACCTATTAGCATTAACTTGCAAGGTAATAATGGTCTTCGCCCTGAAATTTAGAAAACCTGCAACTTTATCTTTGTACAAAACGTTCTCAAGCATTTCTCGAGGTAAATCAAGCGCCACGAACTGACCGCTCATCGCAGTGGTTATAGTTCCTTGTCGCAAAATAATTGGTCTTCTCAAAAATTCCTTTATGTTTTGAACAGGCGTCACAATTTGTGGCACTATAAGATCATGGTTTATTTCCTTAGAATCTGGGAATTTAGCGACCGCAGCGGGTGCATCTTGTTGGAATGTAGTTGTGCTTGCATTCACATCCCCAAGTTCTACAATGTCCTTTCCAGGATCAATACTTGCTGATTGGTTTACGAAACAGGTTCGCATGTCATCATATAGTGGTGATGATGTTGAGTATGCATTGTGGAGCATCCACTTTGCATTATATCGTATAATATCATAGTGAGTACTGCTATCAGCAGGACAAACGTTAACATATCTATAAGGCACTGGCCTTGTCGCGTTATAATTCGAGTCATATAAATCGTTATTCATAATGGTTACTTAATCTTTTAAAAATAATATTTAAATCATAATTGATACTCCTAGAGCTGTTCGGAAAATGAATTCCTACACTACCGTGCTAAGGTCATTGACATTCTTTTTTTTTGGTTTTTCATTAATTTTCTTTTTTTTTTTTTTTTTTTTTTTTTTTTTTTAGTTGTCATACATATATGCAAGCTGTTTAAGCGTTTCGCTTAGCACAGATGTATACTTTGGAACGATCATGTCCCTCTGGCAATTAAGCCGTAAACTGTCCACCATCTTAGTGGACCACTCGTTGTAAATCTCTTTACCATGTAGTGATAATTCTCTAAACCCGTTTTCTATGTTCTGGGTACATTGAGTAATTTCATCATTCTCACCTTTCTTCCAAAATGGTATCTCGAGGACCACGTCCAACTCCAAAGGAGCCACATATCTTGAAAATTCTTCACAGTAGCGAAACATTCTTTTCAAGAAAGTCACTTGTGTGATATCCTTATACTTGACAGCAGCATCATCACCTTTCGATGAATCAGTTATGGTGTATCCGCAATCTTCATACATTCCCACTAATGAAAACAAATTGAAGTCTTCTTGGATGTGAGGTGAAACTCCAGTCAGACAATCATCTCCATAGGCGACAGCAAATACATGATATCTAAAAGAGATTAAACTTCCTGGACCATAATTAACTCTATAAACATAACGAGATAATATCAAATTACACAAGGTATTGATAATAACAGTCAATGGATTGCCTGATGGCATAGATCCATTCCATTGATAAATAACCTCCCCTATAATGTGATATGAATTAACAAGTACATAAAACAGAGAAGTTCTCACAATATAATCTTTACTGCCTTCTTGACTACCGTAAAATGATTGGATTATATCGAGGCATTTGAACATAAGCTGCGCTGAATGACAGGTATCAAAACCTTTAAAGTCGGTATCCAGTATGGCTTTAGCACTCGAATTAATAATCTTCTTTAGTTGATCCCACTCTATACTGAAGGGATTAATTCCCACAGCAGATCCATTATTCAGCCTACACTGGTGAAAATGGGCACAAAAGCACATAAAGTATCTTCTGAAAAGTATGGTCAACACTTGTGGACCTCCTGCTACGAGTCTCAATTTTCCCTTCAACATAACGTCGTCAAACTTCTTTCTCTCATCCTTCGGAAAATCTTTAAAAATGAAATAAGGTATATGACCTTTTTCACATTCTATAATGGTATCGTCGACTGACTTCTTAAGAGCTAAAGCTCGCTCATTTGTCAAGTCATACTCGTCGTCTTTACCAAACCAATACTCTTTACCTTTATATCCTGGTGGGATATTCTGACAATCGGGAAAACCCGCTGAAGTGGATCTTGGTATCGCATCGTAATACTCTAGTCCTGGTATACCTTTAACCGCTTCCTCAAATGTCAGCAGTCTCCTAAGTGGTACATTGTGGAAAGGTGCTATTCGATTCAACGTCTCAAGATACTCAGTAACGCATTCGTCCAGTATAGCATCATCTAGGAATCTTTTGTCCCTAGAATATTTGCGGATGGACTTATAAACGCGTGGTTCATAACCATTATCTGTCTTGATATCGTTCATCATGACTGGCATGGTAGTGGAGTCCTTCCACGTTCCGTGAAGGGCTGTGGGAACAATAGTGCTCCTCTTGGAGCTAAACATAGGTACAGGTATAGAATCTACAATACAGAAACCGTCAAGTCCTTTTAATGAACCCCTTTGAGCTACAAACCCTTGATGGAATTTTGGGTCGTTAATATCGGAATCCAAGGGATCAAGATAATTACCATCAAAGAACGGGTCATTGTTCAAATCGAACATACCCAATGGTGTGGATAACGCCCAACCACCTTCATTACCAGCTACATGCATAGCTAAGAGTGGTTTTTGGCAGGCTTTATCAGCCACAAAATACAATGATCCACAATCACCATTCTCACTCGGCATCTTTGTTCTAAAACAAGTCTCAATAACATTGGTTGTTCCTAATTGCTGATCACCTACTTCTGTAGGGGCTTCAAACAACCCTCCAGTGCTATAAGATAAACCAGCACATTCAGGTCTTAAAATTGCAACTTCGAATGTCGGCCTATTGGATAGATAATCCATGCCAGTAATAAATTTCCTAATATCCTTATGAGGATTACAGAAAGGAAACTTCACAAAAGCGCAGTCATAACTTGGTTGTTCTCTACGTGCAAAAGTAAGGAATATCGAAGATTTGACACTTTGAATGTGTCCAGAACCATAAGATGTAAATGTAATAAGGGGATCTCTCTCTAAATCGGCAGCAATGCCTGATACAAAGTGCAATGGCATCATTGCCACTCTATTAGTAATAAATACCATAGTTCCTATTTGCATTCCAGCTATTTTTATCAGATACATGGATTTTGTTCTGATCGTTTCAGCAATGTCCTTCATATTCTTATTGATTCCACCTTCGGTGACAAATGCTCCTCCGGCTGCTTTCAAAGGCTTCGGAACGAAACTTTTCTTGGCCTTAGAGTTAGTAAAATGCTTCCCATAAGACTCAGCGGAGAAATTCTGATCAATTTCCTTCTTTGCCGTTTTGGTTTTAGCCTTCGACTTCCTACGTTCGGCAATAAAAGCTTGAGGATTAAATGGTTCACTTGCCTCAGCAGAAGCCATTACAGCCTTTTCGAGTTCATCCAGGTCATCATCATCTGATGGTGTATCTAGAAAACCAGGGTCATCTGGATGTTCCTTGGGAATAAACATAAATCGTGATTCGTCTTTCTTAGGTGGCGCACGCCATTGGGTATATCCTTGATACATAGTGTATGATAAACTAGCACACGCTAACACTTGCAACACAGGAGAACATTCGTCAATGACTGTCTTAGCCATATTCATGGTGCTGGTGAGACAATCTCTATTCAATTTCTTGATACTAAGCTGAAACCTAGGTTTTGGAACAATAGTCGGCGCAAAAATTGCATCGTCTTCGAGTACAGTATCACACATCTCAGCAAAATTCATGGGATTCGATAACCATTGAATGGTCATGCCTTTTTCCATTACACCATGCAAAAGTCTAACAAACGTGAATTTGTCAGGAAGTCTCTCCTTAATCAAAATAGCTCTACTAACTTTTAACATAAATAACATGGCATCAGGTTGTTTCCTGTCGAGATCAGAGAAAAATTCGATTGCATCAGCGTTCAGTTCATTCTCCTTAAAAGTCTCTTTATAAATACCACAAAGGTCGCCCTCTGATAATGAGCCCGTAATATTACTAACTCCTTCAGACGCTGCCAATGCCTCAGTTTTAATTTCGCTTATTCTTTGCAAATAGCTAACATGCTTCAATTTATTGGCTGCATGTTGCTCCAATATTTCGCATATGACTTGCTGGTAATTCAAAACATCTCCAGTTAACTTATACGTCATTAAATCCACTTTGATGAATTGATAAGCATCCAGATCTACGGCAGAAGTAACTTTAGATGTGTCCAACCTATAGGACCAATGGCTCGGATCGCCAGTGGACTTTCTGTATCCTTCTGCAGGTACTACATCATAACATAAAGTTATTCTTCTTTTCAAAGCCTCAGCATTCTTAATAGATTTGAATTCAAAATACTTGGTATTGGTATTCAACAGAATTACTTCGGAGTTAAAATAATTGGTGGCTTTATCATCCATTTCTGCGGTATGTAAATGCGCGGGGACTTTAGTTCCAACCTTCATGAAATCCATAATTTCAGAATCAGGGTTACCTGCGACATCTACTGACTGATCAAAATCATCAAAGATAGTAATGTATTTAAGATCATCATAACCATCCCAATACTTATTTGCAAACTGCCTCAAAAATATGAGGCCCTCATGATTAACGTTATACATGGTCTTCAACTCTTCGTCAATTATATGTGGTAAAATATCCACAGCAATTGGATATAATAAATTAGATTTACCAACTCCGGGCGCACCACGCATCATAACACAAACAGGATCGGCTGTGGCACCAGTCTTAGACATGGCCAAAGCATTAAATTTTCTCTCAACACTCCTAAGGGATGCTAATCGAGAGTTTATATATTGTCCATATTTGGTTTTATCTTCTCTCAAGAGGGAATATTGTAGTTTTCTGCCATCAGTCATAAGTCTGTTAAACAGACGAAAAGTGCCCAACGACAAAACTATATTGCCAGTATTATAATCATTCAAGAATTTGCTTGTCTCAGCATCCCAATGATCCAATCTTTCACAACCTGTCAACCTCTGCCTATGTATTTTCGTGCCGAAGATCTTCTCTCTAAAGAAGTCGATCACACACATAAAGCAATTGAATACATCATCCGTTATGGCTAATAGACTATTTTTCATTCTATCATAATTACATATGAAAGATGTTATAACTGTCTTCTGAATCATTTTAACCATATTGATATTAAAAACGGAACCGAATAACTCAATCATTAATGAGGCTATATATTGCATAAAGGACAATTTTGTCTTTTGGTTTTCTGAAGGACCGCTTTGCGATTTAAATGTTGTCATTTCAGACAACTTTGCTATAATCCCTTCAACATATCCCACACACTCTTCGTGTTTCATAACTAAAGCTGTAACTGTGGTTAAAGCTAAAGAGGCATGAAGGAGATGATGAGAATCACCTGTCTTATAGTATCTAAAACATGGATACGATATCATAAGAAAGGCTGGGATATATTTCAACAAACTAGTTGTGTCTAATGAGTGTTTATGAACAACTTTTATCTTACCATCACCATCATGAGAAACGCCATTCATCAACTGAATGGAGTTATCTATGAAGCTGGATAGCTTGGAATATTGTTCTGAATGTAAGTTAACTTGCAATCCTTTTTCTGACAAATTGTCGACACACTTAGTTAGTGTTGCAACTTGATCTTTCAGAGCAATCATCTGCTCATCATCAATACTTAGCTTAACACCATCATCTTTAAAGCTTTGCATAAGACTCTCAACTGAGTCAAATTGTGCCTTATCAATGCCTACTTGCGGAAACCAAGCTGATTGAGATATGAAGGGCTTAAGTAAAGATTTATCTTTGGGTATGGTGCCACCATTGTATTTGGCGCCAGGACACAAAAGTCCTTTAGAAAAACAATCGCAGGTTTTGGCGATGTGTCTAGCTTTTTCTTCCAAAAATTTAAATCTTTTCCCTCCTGATTTAACGATTTTATCTTTCTTGACCAACACGGTAGCCAATTTTTCACTAGTTCGTTCGTCTAGATCCACTTTAGTGGCTTCAGATCTTGCACTAGGAAGTTTGGAGGGAACTCGAAAAGAGATATCTCCAGACGTGATAATCTTAGCAGTGACCTGATCGTGTTTATCTTTGAACAATTGATCGCATTCATCAGCCCAAGAGTCTTCCTCAAAGAGCTTTGTGATGGTTTTGATTTTAATTTGTTCGTGAGAATATAATAAACGAGGTTCATTAAAATCTGAACTTCTAACGTTTCCTAAGATTTTTTGTCTCTTTGGAATCTTCGTCACTCGTTTCTTCGCGTTTGCCAACCCCGGAGCTCCCGCTGTATTAATATTTTTTTTTGTTTTTTTTATTACTTTTGGTTCTTTTTTTGTTGTTTTTTCTTTTTCTTGGGGTTTACTAATGATCTCAGCTAAATAGCTCTGTGCTTGTACCACTGATTTAGGGTCCAATTGGACTTTAATAGGGTATAGCATCTGTTGCGTACCTGAATCGATTCTAATGATCGGTTCGGATTTTGAAAGTCTTTTTTTAGTCTTTTGTGTTACATAAATTGTAATTCGCTTTAAATTTTCGCCATTGGCTACTACTGATACATTATTTTCATTATTCGTTGTCATCATATTTGTTTAATTTAAGTTTGTTTTGTGCTTTAACGACCGCACGTGGTCGTCCATTTACACGTGGAACGTGGGAAAGACAGATTCCACTGCGGCTACGATACCTACTCAAACACTGAGCTACGTGTTAAATCCAATAGAAATTGGAAATACAAAAAGAACAAGCAACTAACACAAGTTAAACGGCTAAACTTCTTAAAGAGAAATGAACGCAGATAATGATATTCATGAACTAAGGTTTCCCAAAGGACATGAAACGCATTTCCGATATCATCAATCTAAATTATATTTTAGACGGCTAAGGTGTGTACGAGTTACTCTCGT